GGGCCTGACGACCGTCTTCACCGGCCTCTCGAAGGCCGTCATCTGGCTCCTCGAAAACTGGAAGCTGATCGCCATCATCGCGACGAGCGTTCTGCTACCGGTGCTCTGGTCCATCAAGGCTGCGCTCCTCGAGCAGCTGGTTGCGTTCGCGCTGAACGCTGCAGCGGCCGTCGCGTACGGAGCCACACAGGTCGCTGCCGGCCTGGCTGCGGCTGCTGCGTGGACGGCTGCGAACGCTCCACTGCTGCTCTCCATCGCGCTCATCGCAGCGCTGCTGCTCGGCGCCGAAGACGTCTACAGCTTCCTGACTGGCGCCGACTCGCTGATCGGCGACATCGGGCCGAAGTGGACGAAGTTCCTCGACGACTGGGTGAAGGTGCAGCCTGGCGACAGCGGGCTGATCGCAGGGCTGAAGGAGATCGTCTTCTACCTGACCGACATCGAAGGCCGGCTTCTCCCGAAGATGAAGGAGGGCTGGTGGTCGAGCATCCTTCAGCCGATCAGCGCGAGCATCGAACTGCTCTTCAAGCTCTTCAGAGGGACGGCAGAGTTCAGCGACTACCTGAAGACCATCCCCGGCTTCGGCCTCGTCGTCGACTCGGTGAAGGCGAACGCGCAGGCAGCCGCTCCGCTGTTCGGCCTCGGTGGTGGAGCCGCTTCGCCACAGGCAGCCGCTGCGCAGCAGGCCGGCGCTGCGCCTCCCGTCATCGCGCCCAGCTTCCAGGGGAACTTCGTCGTGCAGGCGCAGCCAGGCCAGTCGGCGCAGGAGGTCGCAGGCGCTACGCGCGAGGTGCTGGAAGACTGGTGGGACGGGAAGATGCGCTCAACGATGGGGTTCTGAGTCATGGTCAAGATCGACACCGTTGAGCTCGACGCAGCCATCACCGAGAAGCACTCGGCCGGCGTCGAGATCACGAAGCACCCGATCGAGGAGGGAGCCAACCCAACCGATCACGCCAGGCTGCTGCCGTTCCAGATCTCCGTCGACGGCATGCTGACGAACACTCCTCTCGGCGCCGAGCTTCGAGCGGCTCGAGGCGTGACGAACAGCGCGTCGACGAGCACCGGCGCTGTCGGTGCTTCGGGCCCTGCGCAGCGCTCGATGGCAGCGCTGGAGAAGATCCGCACCGACCGGCGCGCCGTGACTGTGGTGAGCGACTTCCGCACGTACTCGAACATGCTCATCACGAAGATCGACGTTCCTCGCGATGCGAAGAACGGCGAGTCGATCCGCTTCTCGATCTCGATGGAAGAGATCCGCTTCGTGAAAAGCGAGGTCGCTCGCATCGACGTTCTCAACAAGCCGAAGAAGAAGCCGACGAAGAAGGTCGACCAGACGAAGAAGCCTGGCACCGAGACGCCAGAGCAGCGCCGTTCGCTGCTGAAAAAGTTCACCGACTGGACAGGCGCCACCACGCCTGGGAGCGGAGTCGCACCGTGATCGTCGAGCTTCCGATTCGACAGGAGGGCCCCTACTTCGGCTTCTCGACCGAACTCGACGGCGTCTCCTACGGCCTCACGTTCCGGTGGAACGATCGCGTCGAGCAGTGGGTGATGGACGTTGCCGATGGCGAAGGCACCGTGATCGTCGCCGGCATTCGCGTCGTCATCGACACGCCTCTCCTGCTTCGGTACCAGGGCAGGGCTTCCGTTCCGCCTGGCGAGATCATCGCGGTCGACACGGGAGGCAAGTCGGCCGAGTCCGACCTCGAGGCCATCGGCCGGCGCGTGGTGCTCTACTACCTGTCGGTGGAAGAGTTCGCATGACGACGCTGTTCGATCGGCGCTGCAAGCTGCTCGTCGGTCAACCACCGAAGGCCGACGTCTACACGCTGCAGACCGTGAACCGTCTGGAGATCTCGGGCCTGCGCATTGGCTTCAAGATCATCAAGGACAGCCAGCCACAGCCGAACAACGTCGAGATCTCCATCTACAACCTGTCGGCGTCGAGCCGAGCCGCGCTCGAGGAGAAGGGATGCCGCATCCTGCTGCTCGCCGGCTATGCCGATCAGATCAGTCAGATTGCCAGTGCAGACGTCCGCATCGCTCAGTCTCAAAAGCTCGGCGTCGACTGGGTTACCAAGATCGAGGCTGGCGACGGCGAGCGCGCTATCAAGTTCGCGCGCGTGAAGGAGTCCTGGGCGCCTGGCACTCCGGTCTCGGAGATCATCAGCAAGACCGTGAGTGCTCTGATGCTCGACCCAGGAAACGCGCTCGCGAAGGCGAAGCAGATCTCGGCGCAGTACTCGAGCGGCTACGTCCAGAACGCGAAGGCCTCTGATGAGCTCACGACGCTGCTCGAGCCGCACGGGTATGAGTGGAGCGTGCAGGACGGCCGCATCGAAGTACTCAAGAAGAACGAGGCGCTTCCGGAAACCGCTCCGCTGCTGTCTCCCGACACGGGCCTCATCGGCGCGCCTGAGATGGGAACTCCTGCGAAGGCAGGCGAGAAGCCGGTGCTGAAGGTGCGCTCGCTTCTGCAGCCCCGCATCAGGCCAGGCCAGCGGTTCCAGCTGCGCAGCGCCTCGCGCAACGGCGTCTTCCTGGCGAAAAAGGTGACCCACGCCGGCGACACCTTCGGCAACGACTGGTACACCGACATCGAGGCCACTGCGACATGACGGCACGATCCCCCAGTATGCGGCAGGTCCTCGAGTCCTTCATCCTTGAGCGCTTCAGCGAGCTTCACACCGCGATGCCAGGCGCCGTCGACTCGTTCGATGTGTCGAAGCAAACAGCCAACGTGAAGCTGCTTCTGAAGCGCAAGGTGCAGAGGGAAGACGGCACCGTCGCCGACGAATCGCTCGGCGTCGCAGTGAACGTGCCGATCGTCTGGCCGGCCGCTGGAGGTTTCCGGCTGACCTTTCCTCTGAAGCAGGGCGATGGCGTTCTCATCATCTTTGCCGAGGCGTCGATCGACCTTTGGCAGGAACTCGGTGGAGAGCAGGCGACCGACAGCCGGCGGTTTCACCTCGCCGACGCCATCGCCGTTCCTGGACTGCTCAGCACGAAGAAGCATGGAGGCTTCTCGGCCGACGCGATGACGCTCGGGTCTGACACCGGGCCTGGCATCGTTCTTCGTGAAAGCACTGTCGAGCTTGGCGCTCGAGAGGGCTCGCCGGCGTCGCAGGCCGTGCTGCTCGGCAACGACACCACGGCTGCCTTCGACTCGCTCACCACGGCGCTGTTGACCCAGGTGACCGCGATCGTCACGGCCCTCGGCATTGCCTCGGCGTCGCTCGCTGCAGCGGCCGTCGCGAACGCTGTGCCGATCGTCGGAGGCATTCTCGCTGCAGCGCCGCTTGGCGTCGTGGTGACCCAGCTGGGCCTCATCGCCTCGCAGCTGGGCGCGATGATCTCGAGCATCACGCAGCTGAAGACGACGCTGCCGACGCTCCATTCGCAGATCGTGAAGACGAGGTAGCTCGATGGGAAAGCTCCGAACGGAAGGCTGGGAGTTTGCTCGCGCGGAGTACTTCGCCTCGCTCACGAAGCAGGTGATGACCGAAGGCGCCAGCGGAGGCGAAGAGGTCGAGCCCCTGTTGACGGCCGCTCTGTACGACGGCGCCGACGCTGCAGCGACCGCTGCGAAGGTTCGCGCTGCTGCGTACGCGACCTTCCGTGCGCTCGAGCGAGGCGCTCCCTGGACTGCGCTGGCCCTGGCTGTTGGCTGGAGTGCGTATAACCAGCCAGAGTGGCGCATCGACCCGTTCGGCTACGTCGAGCTTCGAGGCGCCGTCGCTGGAGGCTCTGGAACGATCGCCACGCTGCCTGCTGGCTCCTGGCCGACGCGCTCCGATCAGTTCCTCGTCGGCGCATCTGGTGGCGCAGGAACCGCTCAGCTGAGCATCTCGACCGGAGGCGTGCTGACGCTCAGCACCCTCGGCACCGGTGCCTCCGCTGCGTACATCACGCTCGCAGGAGTGCGCTGGCACCTGACGTGACGTAGTCTGCCGCGCATGGCTGCGATCCCTGCTCTCTCGAAGACCTACTCGTCGCGCGGCAACAACCCCTTCGCCGACGTCTCGTCGACGCTCAACCTCGGGCGCTCGGCGGTCTTCAACTTCATTCAGCACCTGAAGAACACCGCGAGTGGTGGCGCCACGTCAGGCACGCGCAACGCTGCGAGCGAGTGGGTCTGCAAGGGCTCTTGCGACGGCGTGTCGAGCTTCAACACCTCGGGCACCGACCTCATCGCCTCGCGCACCAACCTCGTCTGGGCTGCGGCGGCCAGCACGCACTCGTGGTGGTGGGGTGAAAACACCGCGCTCGGCTACCAGATCGCGATCGAGTGCATCACCGGTTCGGCAGACGGGCTTTCGATCGCGGTGTGCCCGATTGCGACTCCGATGACTGGAGGCTCGCTGATCGCGAGGCCGCAGAACTCTGCAGCCGAGTTCCTGTGGAGCACGACGTCGACAGGACAGGCTTCGGTCACGTTCCTCGGCGACACCGTGACTGGAGGCTCCAACTTCAGCCACTTCGCCTGCGCGGATGACGGTCAGTTCATTTTCTTCCTCAGTCGCGCAGGAACGACTCGCGCGTACACCTTCGTCGCGTTGCTGAAGACCACGGGCGCTGGCGCCGGAGACACGCGAAACGTGTTCCTGATGGGGCACTCTTCGGGTTCGTCTCGCGGCGCGCCTGAATACTTGACGACGACCAACGCCTCGAGCGGGCTCGTCGGCCGAAACCCGAACGGCGTCGTAGTTCACACCGGAGGCCTCGTTGGCGCGCGAGCTGGCGGCACCGACATTTACGGAGCCTCCGGGGTGGTGACCGACGCCGTCACAGGCAAGCACAACATCCGCGCCGCAGCTGTCGCGAGCGTCGGCGTTGGCAACGGATCGGAGCGAGGCATTCTGCCTGATATCTACTTTTGCCCTCCCGTCACCATCGGCACCTCAATTCCGAGCGCAGCCGCACAGACGCGCGTGGTCCTCGGCGACTTCATCGTGCCGTTTCCCGGCGTCGTTCCAACGATGTGAGAGGAGGAGCCTGTGCCTGATCTCGCAGAGAGCGCGCTCGAATTCTTCGACTGGCCGATCTACGACTTCGACGTCGCGATCGATGTGACTCGACTCGACTTCGCCGGAGCGGTCTCAAGCTCAGGAGGCGACGGCGCTGCGCCTGTCGTCACGCTCGTCTCTCCGCTGACCGGTTTCGTTGAGGCGTTCCAAGCCGTCGTGATCGACGTGACCGACAACGTGGGCCTCGGCCGAGTCTTCGTCGTCGCCGACATGCCTGGCTCTGGGCGCGAGGAACTCGTCTACCGAGGCGATCGCTTCACAGCCCAGTACGCAGCGCAGAGCACCCAGGTCGCCATCGCCGGAGGCTTCCGTTTCACCATCAAGCGTTCTGCCGGCTGGCCTTCCTCGCCGACGCTGGTGGCCTACGCGGTCGACCTGACCGGAACCACGGAGTGACCCGATGCCGGCCTCGTTCTCCTTCACGCTGATCTCGACATCGACGGGAGCCACGGTTCCTTCGAACGCACCGTTTGGCGCCATCGCCGGCGCCGACGCTGTTCGCGACTTCCGCCTCGACGCCACCACCGGTGATCTGGTGCTCGACGCCAACGGAGACCTGCAGGTGATCTCCGGCGCCGAGGGAGTGGCCTCCGACATCGCCTCGCGCTTGCAGACGTTCGCAGGCGAGTGCTTTCTCGATCTCGGTCTCGGGCTGCCGTACTTCGAAGAGATCCTGGGCAAGCACCCGCTCCCTCGGATCGAGGAGATCTTCCGGCAGGCCATCCTCGAGACGCCTGGCGTCGCTGGGCTCGAGTCGTTCTCCGTCACGAAGACTGGTAGGGCTCTCGGCGTCGCCTTCAGGGCATCGACCGACTTCTCGACCATCATCGACGCAACGCTGAATCTGGAGAACTGACCATGGCTGGCGTGACCTCCACTGGCTTCGTCGCGAAGACGCTGAGCGAACTGCAGTCCGATCTGCGCGAAGGCTTCCGTCGCGTCTTCGGCAAGAACGTCAACGTCGACGCTCGAGCTCGACCGGGGCAGATGATCGATATCTTCAGCGAGGCCCTCTCGGAGGCGTGGGAACTTGCGGAGGCCGTCTCGGCAGCGTTCGACCCGTCAAGCGCCTCGGGCATCCTCCTCGACAACCTGTGCGCGCTGACCGGCCTCACGCGAGCAGCGCCGGCAAAGAGCACCGTCACGATCCTGGCCATCGGAACGAACGGCACCGTCCTGGCTGTCGGCCGACGCGCTGGCGTGACTGGCAACAGCGCCGTCTTTGAGACGCTGATCGGTGGGACGATCACGACAGCATCGGCGTGGACGACCGCAACGCCATACTCGGAAGGAGCGATCGTCTCGGCTGCCGGCGCGCTGTGGAGGGCCGTCGCTGCCGGCACGTCGGGCGCAACGGCGCCGACCGGAACAGGCCCCACCCACAACGACGGCACCGTCACGTGGGCCTATCAGGGGCCCGGCAGCGCCTTCGCTCTTCTTACTGCAGAGGCCACGGTGACCGGCCGGCTGCAGGGCTTCGCCGGCAGCATCACCACCATCGTCACTCCGGTGGCTGGCTGGGCTGCCGTCACGAACCCGCTGGACGCCATTCCTGGCCGAGACCTCGAGACCGACACCGAGCTTCGCCTTCGCCGGCAGCAGCAGATCGCGAACGTGGGCAGCAGCCCGCTGGACGCCATCGTCGCGAAGGTCGCGCTGGTGAAAGGCGTCCTCGTGGCTATCGCCTTCGAAAACACGACGGATGTGACGGTCGGAACGATCGGGCCTCACGGCATCGAACTCCTGGTCGAGGGAGGCGCCGACGTCGACGTCGCCGAGGCGATCTTGAAGGCGAAGGCTGCCGGCATCGCGACCTTCGGAACTTCGCTGCAGGTGCGGACGACGAGCAACGGCGATCCGATCAACATCAGGTTCAGCCGGCCGACGCTTCAGAACATCTGGGTCGCAGTGACGCTGAAAAAGGACGCGTCGAAGTATCCGCTCGACGGCGATGCGCAGGTTCAAGCTGCGCTGGTGGAGTTCGGCGACGCGCAGGCGCTCGGTAAAGACGTGGTGGCCAGCGCGCTCTCCGGCGCCATCTTCAAGGCCGTGCCTGGCGTGCTCGACATCACCTCGGTCTTCATCGGAACAGCGCCGGCGCCGGTCTCGAGCGCCACGATCCCGCTGACGATTCGACAGCGCGCCGACTACGACACGAGCAGAATCACCGTCGCGTCCTCGAACGGGAGCTTCTGATGTTGACCGAGATCACCGACTACGTAGCGCGCGCGAGGGCTCGCGTGCTGCACCAGTACAAGGAGAAGCCATCGCTGGTGGCGTTCATCGGCGAGCTCGCCTTGACCGTTCAGGCCCTCGAGACGGCGCTCTTCGACGTCATCGAGCAGACGACCATCGGCACGTCGACCGGAGCCTGGCTCGATCGGATCGGCGATCTCGTCGGGGAGGAGCGTGGTGGTGAAGGCGACGTTTTTTGCCGGCGCTACATCCTTGCGCGCGTGCAGGCGAACACGAGCGAGGGAACCTTTGAGGACATTATTGCGGTCGTCGACGCGTGGTGGGGTTCGAACTTCCCATCGCTCATTCTGACGGAGCCAGGCCGAGGCAACATCCTCGTCGACCTCGATTCTCCTGACGTCGACCAGGCGCGCGTCGACCGTCTCGTGAAGCTGCTTCGCGACACCCGCTCAGCAGCTGTTGGTGGGCAGGTGCTGTATCAGTTCCAAGCTTCGACGAAGATCTTCCAGTTCAGCAGCAACGCGACGCTGCAGTCGGATTCGAATAAGGGGTTCGGCAACAGTTCGAACCCTGCCACCGGTGGCGCCTTCCGAGGCGTCGCCACAATCTGAGGAGAGCATCATGGCAGTGAAGCCGACGAACCTCGCCGAGTGGGCTACCGGTGCTGCGCCCATCGTCGAGCCGACGACACCTCAGAAGCAGGCCGGCTGGCCGGTCGACTTCAAGCCACCGGCGCAGTGGTTCAACTGGTGGATGAACATCGTCTACACCTGGGTCGTCTGGCTCGACGCGTTCGAATCGGAGGCGCACACCTGGTCGGCGATTCAGACGTTCGGCAACGCTGCGACCTTCAACGCTGCGATCATTGCGAACGCCACGGTGAACCTGAACGATGTGGTGCAGGTCGGAGCCACAGGAACCTTCGACATTCAGAAGCCGATCGACTTCAACATCGCAACGGCAGCGACTCCGATCCTGCGACGCTCCCAGCAGGCTGCAACGCCTCACCTGCTGTTCGAGCAGCTGGTCGACGCGACTCGCAAGCTGCGCATCTACATCACCGTCGATCGTGGGCTCGAGGCCACCTACAACGCGCGCTACAGCGGAGGGAACTGGCTCAGAGACGTCGTCGCCGATGCCTGGAGGCTTTCTCTTGGGAAAGGCATGCGGCACTACAAGGCTCCGGCTGGTGGTGGCGGATTCACTGATGCGGCCTGGATTCAGATCTTCAGCACCTTCGACCCGCTCGGCAGTGCTGTCGACGGCCTGCCTGGCGTCGGGTACGTCTGGTTCGGAAACAGCGCGCTCGGCGAAGTCGCCACTGGCCGTCACATTCCGCAGCTGGCGTGGACGAACCTCACGCTCTCGGCGAACCTCACTCCCGGTGCGAACCCTCCGCAGTATTTCAAAGACACCACCGGCAGGGTCTGGTTCAGGGGCTTCGCGACGGCCAACACGACGATCGCCACCAACACGCAGATCGCGACGCAGCCGGTCGGCTCAGAGATTCAGCAGGTGAAGATCACGACCCTGATGATGCTGGGCTCGACGCTCTCCGGGAAGATCGGCCTCGAGTTCGAAACGGGAGGTCGCATCGATCTGCAGACGGACGGCAGCGTCACGGTCATCAACGGCAGCACGATCTCATTCGAAGACCTCAACTACCGGTCCGTCTGATGCCGAGTCCTGAGCAAACGAACCTGGCGATCATCCTTCTGGCGCTGCTCGGGCCGAAGGCCATCACTTGGCTCACGAACCGGTTCGTCACGAAGGCCGACGACGCTGAGAAGAAAGCCGTCGCCGATCGCGAAGCCTCGGAGAAGCACGCAGCTGCTGAACGAGACGCGCGTGAGACGGCGATGAACCTGAAGCTCGACGCCATCGTGCAGACGCTGGCCGACATGAAGAACGACGCGATCACCTCGCGAGAGAGGCACGCTGCCTTGACGGCAGCGCACGCAGAGGTGAAGGCTCGAATCGACGGCGTCTCGGAAAACTACAGCCGACGCATCGGCATGCTGGAAGTGGATATGGCAGCATTGAAGGCCACGAGGAGCAAACGATGACGACGCTGCATCTGAGGCGGAAGTGGCTCACTCCTCGGTCGACGATCGGCGAGCTCTTCTTCGACGGCGCCTTCGAGTGCTTCATCCTCGAAGACAAGTACCGGCCTCCGCACGAGAAGAAGGTCTACGGGCAGACCGCGATCCCCTGCGGTCTCTTCCCGATCATCATCACGCAGTCGCCACGCTTCGGCCGGCTGCTGCCGCTCGTCGACAACGTGCCAGGCTTCGAAGGCGTTCGGATTCACCCAGGCAACACCGCTGACGACACCGAGGGCTGTCTCCTGCCAGGCCGGAAGCGCTCGTCCGATCAGGTGCTCGAGTCGAGGCTCGCCTTCGATGCGCTCTTCGAGAAGCTGGTGAAGGCCGGCGCGAAGGGGAAGATCACGCTGCACATCGCGATCGAGCCATGAACGCTCGCCAGTGGGCTGCCGGCATCACTGCGCTGGTCGTGCTGCTGGGCCTGGCCTTCATCGCTGGGCGCTTCACGGCGCCTGAGCAGGTTCGCGAGGTCGAGAAGCTGGTGTGGAAAGATCGCATCGTCGAGAAGGTGGTGACGAAGAAGGCAAAGGCCGTCGACCGGATCGTCTACGTCGATCGCGTCGTGATGCCGAACGGCGAGATTCGAGAGAAGACCTCGACGCGCACGATCACTGACGCGCGAGAGACGAACGACGTGGCAAAGACGACGGAGAGCACCGGAGAGAAGCTCAGCACAACGGCTCGTCCAGACTGGCGCGTCGGAGCGCTCGTCGGCGCGTCCCTGCGCGAGCCCCTTCTGCCAATTGCTGGTCCGCTCGTGCTCGGCGCGCACCTCGAGCGTCGCATCGCAGGGCCCTTCACGATGGGAGTGTGGTTCACCACCGGTGGAGCCGCTGGCCTCTCGGCGACAGGCGAGTTCTGAGCAGGTAGAGTTCTGAGGATGGACCCTCGGCACGCGTATCGATCTGGCTGGCGAAGCACGAAGCTGCATCTGGCGCTGATCGCGATCGCGCTTTTGACCTTCGTCTACTGCTTCGTCGTGGCGCGCACCGGAACGGTCGCCGGCTACGGCGAACTGTGCATTGCGGTCTGCAGTCTGGTAGCAACGACGCAAGGCAGCAGGGTTGCCGAGTCGTTCGCGCAGCGCCCACCCACGAAGCCAGTCGACTGAGGTCTTCCCCATGCATCTGTTTGCAACGCTGGTTGGCTGCGTGCTCGCGCTCGCAGCTTCGGTCTTCCTCTTCGCCGGCGTCGTGGCGATGCGACTGCGCGCCAGGCGCGCCAGGCTGACGACGGCCATCGCTGACCTCTTGCTGATCGTCGAGGCGACCGTCTGGCATGTCGGAATTCAGGAAGGAAAGCTCGGTGACGACTCGGCGCTCAAGACAGAGGCGCTCGTGCTCGTTCGCGAGATGGGTGCCTTCCAGATCTTCGAGCTCACGGTAGGCCTGCGGCTGTCGGCTGCGATGGTGGAGCCCATGCTTTCCGGGCTGATCGAGAAGGCTGTGGCCTCGGCAAAGGCCGCTCCGACCGCTGCGCCGGCCGCTGCCAGCGACCAGCCTGCCGAGCAGTGATACGGTTCACGGCGATCTCTTCAGGAGGAACACACCATGGCGCAGATGTCTGACTACCTTGAGAACCGGCTGATCGACCACGTCTTCCGCGCTCGATCGTTGACGGCGCTGACGCAGGTTTGGGTCGGCCTCTTCACAGCCGCTCCTTCCGACTCCGGTGGCGGCACCGAGGTGTCCGGTGGTTCGTACGCGCGCGCGACGCCTGGCGTGAACTCCGACACGGCCTGGGCTGCAACGCAGGGCGGTACGCCTGCGGCTGCGTCGTCCGGCGCCGGTGGCCTCACCTCGAACCCTGGCGTGCTGTCGTTCCCTGCGCCGACCGCGAACTGGGGCCTCGTGACGCACGTCGGATTCTTTGACGCTGCGTCCGGTGGCAACCTGCTCTTCCACGGCCCGCTGACGACGTCGAAGACCGTGAACAACGGTGACGCTGCGCCGACCTTCACGGCAAACCAGCTGACGCTCACTCTGGCCTGATCATGCGCGACCTCTCGACGCACAGTGGGAAGCTCGAGCGATACCTCGGCGCCGAGGAGGTCCGTCGGATGTCCGAGGCGATGGCCAACTGGTACGGCCCTCCGATCGCTGTCGCCGGCGTGCCAGGAAAGGTCTTCGCCCACCGTGGTGGAGACTTCCGTGGGCGCATCGCAACGGGAGGCTTCGCCTCGGCGCTGTGCGTCGCCGAGTCCTTCACGCGTCGGATGGGTCGCGCGTTCCGCCGCACCGCTCGACGCCAAGGTGCGCAGGCCAACATGCCGGGCTTCTCGTCGCTGTCGGACCTCATCAGCGAAGCGACGGTCGCGAACAAGAAGCAGACCTTCACCTTCAACCGCACCGGGCCGACCGGTGTCGTCGGCGTGACGAGCTCGCTGCACAAGCTCGGGCCTCAGCCGGCTGCCGGGGCTGCTGCCGCTGCAGCACCGGGTGGTACGCCGAGCACGAGCGCAACGCTCGGCGCCATGCCGTTCAACAACCCTGCAGTCGGAGGCGACACGTCGCACTTCGTCGGTGCGCAGGTCCTCGCGTCGGTCGCTCCGAGCACGCTGCTGCTCTACGATCGCCTTTTCGCTGTCGCGAAGACGATGAACTCGACGGCGACCGAAGCGGTCACGGGTGTTCCGACGCGCTACCAGAACACCACGCCGGGCACCGTCGACAGCGCCGAAGGGAACTTCCTTTTCGTCGAGGTCGGGCTGACCGCGCTCGCGGCGACCGCGCACAACTGGACCGCCTGCAACTATCAAGACCAAGGCAACGCAGCGGGCGTGCTCCCCTCGCTGACGGGCAACTCGGGCGCAATCGTTCACCGACTCGATCACCCTGTGAACCAGTGGTTCGCACCGCTCGCGACCGGCGACACCGGCATTCGTAACCTGACGCAGATGCAGTGCTCGGCGCTCGTCGCGACCGGGCTGATCGACTTCGTGATCGGTCACCCGATCGCGTGGTTTCCCTGCTTCGTGGCGAACACCGCGTGCCTGGTCGACGGCATCAACACGGCGTTCAACCTCGTGCGCATCTTCGACTCGGCGTGCTTGAACCTGCTCGAGATCACGAAGCCGGCGACCACGGCGACCAACTACTCGGGCACCATCGACTACTGCGCGGGGTGACCCGTGTCG